ATATTTTCTTGTACAGTTTCTATAGTTCCACTAGAAATAAAAGTTTCTTCTGCAACAGTAGATGCAAGATTTTTATCATTTATTTCATTGTTTATTATAGTAAATGTTTTAGAACCATTTTCAAATCTTGGATTAGTAGTTACATTTGGATTTGGTATGTAAAAACTTCCTATCAAAGATGTATATACATCTGAAACTAATCTTACATTTGTGATAGTTGCTTGGGCGCCACTAGTTTTTCCAACTAAAGTCATATTTTGTTGTACCCATCCACTATACTCTCCTTGATATTGAGCACAAAGAGAAAATGTATCAATATTTAATACATTACTTGTGGAAGAATAAATTGCTGGAATTGTTTGATTTGTGTATGGACTTACTGTATAAGTTGAAGTTGGGATATTATATGGACCTTCTTTATGATTCGGTTGGGCAACTCTAAAAGTAATTTGGGGACTACTTTCATTTAAAGTTGTCTCATCCAGTCCAGTTTTTGTAATAGATCCTATTACTGTTTCTCCAATTTCAAACACTCCAGAAATCATTTGAATTTCTAAAAGTTTTGGAGTACAATATTTTGTTACGTCAATGCCATCAAAGAAACAATAAACTTGTGTTAATGGTTTAACATTTTTAGCTACAAATTGGATGTTTCTTGATCTTAAATATTGTATTAAATTTCTACTTACAACTTTATCCCCTATTGATGTTGTATCAATCTGTTCTGTAACATATGTGGTTGTTCCAGTTCTAGATTGTACTCCTGTTTCTTTAGTTTCTCTATAAGTATCTTGAGTTACTGTGGTAACAGCGCCATAATATCCCCAATATCTTCCATAATATCCATAGTATCCCCAATACCCATAGTAACCATAGTAACCATATGGATATCCCCTCCACCAGTATCCATAATACCCATAATATCCGTGTTTATATGAAGTATCGCTACTTATTTTAACAGTTTCTATGACTTCCTTTCCTGTCCAATTTGTTTCCCATGCCCCCCAAACAGTAGGTGCATATCCAGTTTGGGGATCTACTCCAAATTGCTGTGATGCAAGAGCCATTACTTGAGAGTAATTTCCTTCAGTATTAATTATTTTTGCATCAAGTCTAACTGTATCTACCCAAGTATCGGAGGAAGGCATCAATTCAATAGTCCCTTGCCAGAAACTAATTACAAATGGTGTTACATTTTCTGTTCTTGTAGATAAAGATTGTTTTATCCATTCAACTTCAGAATAATCTAGTGTTATTAGATCTCCAGTTTTTCTAATATTATTTCCTTGCGGAATTTGGAATAAAAGATCTTCCTGTGATGATACTCCTTCAACGGGACCTTGAATCAAGTCAACTGCTGTCGTATAATGTTTTGGTCTTAATTCATTGTTTTTAAAATCAATGCTGTTTTCAAAAGGAATTCCATTTTCTTGGGAAGTTAAAGAACTAAAATTATCAACAAAAAATCCAGATTTAAATCTATCTAACCCACTAGAATCTGCAACAAATAGATTTGCAGTATTTGATTCTAATAAAGATAATGAAGTATAATATTCTAAACTTTTAATTCTATTTTCAAGTTGTTTAATATCAGACATTCTATATCTTTTGTGATCAAGAAATTCAAGTGATGCTTGAGATATATCAAAAAGATAAGGTGGTAAAATAACTTTAGCTATTTCTAATGCATCATCTACTGATATTGGTTTTTCTGGTTTTTCTGAAGGAACTCCATATTTAACTTGGAATGTACCATCTTTTCTAATATAGATCCTATCAATTCTTCCAAGATAATATGAGAATGTTGCAATAATTTCTTCATCAGACGCCAAAATATTAGCGGCAGAATTTCCAGAAGCATTAAAACTTCTACCATAAAATTCTAGAGGTGATCTTGAATTTTCTGAAACAGAATAATTTGAAACTCTTGGTCTAATATCAATAATATCTGAATTTCTTATTGAATTGCTAATTTGAATATCTTTTTTATAATCAAATCCAGAATATGATGATATGGTCGTGATATCTCCATCATCTTCATTTTGATAATATGCACTTGAATAATATATTTTTATTCTTTTTGAAGGTTCTATTGATGATGCTGTACGATTTATAGTTCCATATCCATAAAAAGATCCTTTTTGTCCATTATCAAATTTAAAATTGGAAGAAATGTTAGAGCTGGAAGAATCTATTGTAACAATTACTGCTTGTAAATTTGATTCAGAAAAAACTATAGATTCTCCTTCTTTAAAAGTATTTTCATTTAATGGAATAAAAGATATTTGAGAATCTGTTAACCTTTCGGCATAAACTCCTATTGCACCACTTAATTGTCCTGTAAATTGCTCTCCAATTATTAAGTCAGTTGTTTTTGTAGTTGGTCCTGTTATTGAAGATAAAACTAAAGTTGGTGCTGATGGATCTTGGGTTGTTCTTGATTCATACACACCATAAACATTAATAATATCAGGTACATTTAAACAAATAGTTTCATCTTGAACTCTAGTTCCATATGGATAATTTCCATATATTAAACCATCATTAAGAGTTGTTGAACCTATTCCTGAAGAAGAATATTTTGATTTATTTACAATAATTGAAGAAACTCTATTTTTTAATTTAATTTTTGATTTTGGTTTTATTTTTCTTAAAGTAGCAACTAAAGTCGCAGAAGGATCATTAGAACCTAATCCATAAATTTGAAGTTTTGTTGAACCATCAATAAAATCTAATTTATCGGAGGTTAAAACTTCTGTTGAACCATCAGATCTAATTAAAGAATATCTTTCTTCGTCAAAAGGCAAAAATGTTTCATTAGTGCTCGCAACAACTTGAGTTGAAAGTTGACCACCAGAAATAACGACAGGATATGTTTTTCTAATAGTTAAAGATGCTTCAGTTAAATCTATAGAAGCAACATTTGGTCTAGGTAATGCAGTATATAAAGTGTCATCATTAGATCTTGATAAACTAGTCGATAATAATTTCAAATCAAAAACTGTAAGAAGACTTGTAGAAAGACCTCCTTGATTTATGCCAGTTACAGTAGCAATCCCAGAAATTGTTACAGAAGTATTTCCTACACTTACTACATTTGCATAAACTGGATCTTGAGCATCTGTAGTACTAAATTTTACTAAATTTCCTACCTTAACAATATTTCCTGGAAAGTTTGGATTATTAGTTATTATTGTACTAATTCCACTACTAGAAGGAGTAATAGTAGCAAATCCTACATTAAAAAATTCAGATTGTACTGTATCTGCATTAAAAGTTTTTGCCGTCCCAACTATTCCATAAACAGATTTAACATCAGAAATACTATATGAAGTTATTGCTGTTGCAACTCTGCTGTTTTCTATTCCATCTATAATAAAAGATTCAAAAGGAACGAAATCTCCATTCTTTTGATATAAAGATATTGATTTACTATTTGTTACCGAATTTTTAAGAAAAGCTGTTGCTCCGCTACTTTTTCCTTTAAAGAATGAAGGTGTGTTTAATGTTATTGGTTCATTCAAAGTTATTTCAGTAACAGTTTGGATATCATATAAAGAAATTCCCCATCTATTAAGGTCGGAATCTATTTCATATGATCCAGATTCCAATCTAAAATCATAAACTCTAGCAATACCAATTTCTTTTCCGGCAGGTGTAGTTGATGCTGATCCAACTCTAGAATCTCTTAAACTTAGTACATAAGTATTTCCGATACCAATTATAGGTGATCCATGTACTCTATTGAGAGTCAAAGTAGACCCTGTATTGTAATTAATTGCAATATTATTGAGAGATGCTGTAGTTCTTGGTTTTGGAGAATCTAAAAATACTGGAGATATTGTTTCTACTTCATAACCTCTTACAAAAGCTTTTCCTGGAGAAATTTGGTATACTGCAAGGTTATCAGAAACTACAGATCCATTATAAGTAAATTGTCCTGGATTAAATATACCTTTATTTCCTAAACCATCATTTAGAGATTCTTTAATACTTACATCAAAGGGTGTTACATAATAATCACCAGATTCTGCATATGTTCTTCTAGCCAATTCATCTTGTATTAAACTGTAGTTGGTAGAAGATCTTACTGTTTTTATTACTCCATTTTCTATGGTTGCAAGTTCTACAAAATTTGTATCATTTAAATCTGTTAAATTTTTCTTAAACAAAGATACTGAGATTTTTAATCTATCCGCTCCTGGAGCAGCATAGTTATTAAATCCTTGTGAATTATCATTTAATGTTTCATCTATATCAGAATTAATAATTTCTTCATTTACAAATAAACCAACTCTATAATTTGGGTTATTTGTATATTGATCTAAAATAAGAGTTTCGCTAGATACATTTACAAAATATCCTCTAATAAAATAAATACCCTCAGATATAGAAAATGCAGAACCTGTTGAAGTTGAACTATTTGCTATAGTAATTCCAAAAGGAGTTCCTGCAGTAATTGTAGTATTTCCTAAAAGTCCTGAAGTTATTGTTATATTTGTTATTAAATTTTCGCCGTCTAAAAATTGAACAGTTGAATTATTTTGTGTACTAGAACTCAAATAGTTTACATATAACGTAGTATTGCCTCTTTCTGAATCTGTTGATAAAAGAACTTTTTCAACTACTGCAGTAATTCCAGAAGTTTCTCCTGTAATTTTTGAACCAACTAATTGATCAACATATGCATCAATAGGAACGCCAAGATATGTATTATTGAGTTCTACTGCGTAGAAAAATTGATTATATGTAGTATTGCCTGGAATAATTTTGGCACCTTCTTTGAAAAAGTGCTGCCCAAATTTTTCAATTTGGTTTTGTAATACTGATTGGAGTGTTGTTAATTCTCTTGCTTGGATTGGATATCCAGGCTTAAAGAGAACTTTATAGTAGTCATTGTTTGCATCAAAATCATCAAAATATGGAGATACATTTAAATTAGTGACTTGAGACATAATTCTTTAAAACTGCAAAATGACTTTAATATCTTCTTTTTGGTTTATTGATCTAGTAATAGAAGGTCTATTATCAACGTAAATGATATTTCCAGAGTATTTTTTGATTTCTGGATTTGATAGACCATTTACAAAATCTTGTCCTAGATAGTAGGTTCTATTATTTATTGTTGTTGATATACCAGAAAAATTAGTATCTATTGATAAAGTTGCTCCGGTGTTTCCGGTAATAACTACGCTTCCTCCAGTTAAAGGAGTACTTGTAAATTCTTTTAATTCATATCCATATAATGGAGTAGATTGTGCAATTCCCACCGTACTAAATCCAGCTAAAGTTCTATCTTGCCAGTATTTTAGAACAGAAGTTGTTTGATCATAACTAATTACTCTACCTACTGCAGTAATTCCAGTTCCTATTGTTTGAGTTATAAAAGAATCTGGAGAAAAAACTGCAGAACTATATCCTATTCCAGATAATTTAATAGCGTAAACTGCACTTATCTTATTATCTGAGGGCTTAAAAACAACAGGATTTTCAACAATACCAACTCTAGCAATCTGATTTCCTGTTATGAAATCGGGATTTTCCGTATCATTTTCAATTCTTGAATAAACTAAAACATTATATGCTCCCAATTCTCTATAAATATCTGCACCATGACCTCCTTTTGGTGGAATTATAACATCAAATGTTGGAGAAACTGTACCAGTTGGAACGTTACCTGATACTAAATCAACATTTCCATATGTATACCCAGATCCTTGATTTGATACTACTATAGATTCTACTTGTTGGTCATTATTAATAGTAATAGTACACTCTGCTCCAGTTCCATCTCCTTTTATTGGGACTCTAGTATAAGTTCTATTTGCTGCACCTACTCCAACACCTCTGTTTGTAATAATAATGGTTTTTAATGATCCATCTACTGCATTGTTTCTTATTGCTGCTGTTTCTATACTAGTCTCCCAATTTAAAGGAACAGGCATAAAATCAGTAGATTCAAATTTTACAATATCACCAGGTTTAATTGTATAGAGATATTTCCAAATATACCCATCGCCGCTAGTTCCTGCTGCTCTTGGTTCTAAATCAGTAAAAGTTGGTTCATCAAGAGAAGGTTTCCCTTTTGGATTATCTGGATCTGTTCCATTTTGAAGACAAATATAAACCCTATAATCGCTGTTTAAAACATAAAAAGAGGAAGAATATAAAGTTGTTGATCCAGAAACATTTGCTACATTTGATCTACTATAATCGTGTCTATAATAATCATAAGTATTTCCAGAAACCCATGTTCTTTTTTGAACAACCTGACGAACATCTGACGATGTAATTTTTTTGAGAGCAATCATTGTATCCCAATAATTATTCTCTTCATTAAAGTTGTCTTTTGGTGCAGGAGGAGAAGTGTCCCAATCACTTTGAATATCTGCTGGATTTGGTAATCCAACAAAAGAATAATAGTTATTCGTTGAAGTAGTTACTCCAGAAATAAAATTCTTAGCATTTAGTATTCTAATCTGATCAGTTATAATTGCGGACATTTGTTGGGTTTTTTATTTATTTATGAGGTGTAATTTAAATATTTTAATGGTACTGATCTCTTTATAACAGTTCCAGTTGAAATTCCACTATATCCATTTAGTGTGTATGCACTATATGAATTTTCTTTTGATCTGGAACGTAATACTATTCTTCCCCAACTATAGTCACCATAATAATTACTATATCCAATACCAGTTAATCCATTATAATCAGAAACACTTACCGTAACTTTTGCAACATATGTTAAACCCAATCCAATAACAGATGTTTGTGCAATTGAAACTGAAGCAACTTGATAAACACCATCCAAATAATTAGTAGAAATACCAATTACAGATCCACTTGAATTTAAAGAAGTAACTCCATTTCCAATATTTGAATTTGATATAACGAAATAATACCCCGTTTGTATTCCACTTATAGTAGTAATTCCTGTTATAGTAGTAATTCCAGAAACTAAACCATCTCTAAAATAAGAATTTTTTGGAATTACAAAATCAAAAACAATTCCTGTTGATGCAACACCAACAGATACTGTAGAAATTCCTGTTATGACTCCAAAATCTCCAGAGTATGATATTACTTTATTGCTTTCATAACGGAAAGTTGGGGGTTCAATCAAAATTGATGGTGGATTTTCTTGGGAATACCCCGTTACAACTCCTGTAATAGAAATTGAAGTTACTATTCCAGAAGTTATAAATGCAGTTGCAGTACTTGTTATTGTCGATATTCCCAATGGACTTTGTATTGATACTATTGGAACACTATCATACCCAGAACCACTATCATTAATGACTATTGAAGATATTGTTCCTGCAGCAGAAACAATTGCCGTTGCACTTGCAGAAACTTTTACATCTTGCGAAATTATAGTAACATTTTTTTGGAACTCTAAAGATACATTATTTTCATTCATTGGATTGAAAATTGGCCTTATATTATCAACAAAGATAACGCTTGATCCTACTCCAACAGGTTGTATTAAGTAACTTACCGGATAAATTTGAGGTTCATATAAAATTCTATTTTTTCCAATTTCTTGTCCATTTATAAACAAATCTTCGGTTTGTCTGCACCAAGTTATTGGTCTCGTAAGAGTTTCATTACTAGTATTTCCAGGACCAAAATATGGATTTGTTTCTACAGTATCAAGAGATAATATATCAGATACAAATCTTGGATCTTCTAAAAGATATGCAGGTTGACCTATAGAAGAATCATACGTTAAAGTTAAATCATCTCCAACTTTAATAGTTTCTAAAATGTCCCTGAAAATAACATCAATACCGTCTCCGCTACCTTTATAGAATAAAATTTTGCAAGTATCTTCTGGTTTGGGTGGTTCTGTAAACTCTATTTTACTTCCGCCATTAAAAATATAACCTTTTCCTGGAATTTGTAATATATCATTTATAAAAACTAAAAGTACGTCCTGAATGCTAATCGGAGAACCTTTTTTTGCATATATTGCGGTTAAATTGCCTAATAACAAAAGAGGAAACACTTTTCTAGTTCCATTAAATAATCTTTGAATATTATCAAGAGGTTGAATTTCTCCTAAAGACCATCCACTAAACTTATCAGTAAAGGTTCTATCAACACTAATTTGAAATTCTCTAAACGTAGATCCAATTACTGTAGGAATACCTATGGACCCTGTTGTTGGTATAGTTAAAATGTCTCCGACATTATATCCATAACCAATATTTTTAAGTTCATATTCAATTACACTAGATCCTTGTCCAACAACAATATCTATTGTTGCTTGAGTTCCTATTCCTGAAGATGTTGAAGAATAAATTAGTGGAATGCCCGAATATGATAAAGGAGAATCGAAAATAACTTTTGGTGGACTTGTTATTGTGTATCCAACACCAGGATTTGTGACAGAAACTCCAACAACTCTACCATTGGTTATTGAAGCAGTTCCTACAAATTGAATATTTGAAGAATCTGTAGTATAAACCCCAACTCTAACTGTTTGAATTCCTGCTCTATATCCAGAACCACTATTACCAATACTAATAGATGAAATTGTACCAAATCCGGAAATAATTGCAGTTCCTCCTGCAGAGATTAGTGGTTGATACCCAAGTCCTTCTGTTGAACCTACCGAAACAATTATTCCACCTGAAGGAAAATCTGATGTATTAATATCCGAAGATAAAGAAATTGGAGAACCAATAAAAGTAACAGATGTTATACCAGATACTTCATCTAAAGTGTAATTACTTTGAAGACCTGGACCTTGAAAAATGTCATTAATTAGTATAACAGCATTTTCTTGGTAAATATCAGTTACATTTGATTTATTTGCAGTCAATACAAAAGATTTATTAACTCCATTAAACTGAGAAGATACATCATCAAAAACATTATTTTTATAATACGGATCGTTTAAAGTATCTGCTTCTGCAGATCTCATAAATACTCTTCCGTGGAAAGTTGATCCCGTAGAAATTCCAACCCAATCTTGTTCATCTGGAGGATTTGTTGTAGTGCTTAATGGAACATTTCCATAAGGGGCATCTACAAAATGAATGGTGTTTTCTACAATATTATAATTGCCAACTACTTTTGTTATAGTAGACCCTATTGAATGGTTATCAAGTTCTGTGCCTAACCAAGGACGAATCACTCTAATTGAATTTGTTGACCCAACACCAACAGACTCTACTTTCATTATCTCATTATCTATTTGAATAAAATCTCCTATAAAAAAGTTAGTAACAGAATTTGAATATAATATATCATCTATTGTAGAAAAATTATATAATAAATTAGATGTGGTTGAAGATGATACAATTGGAGATTGAATTACATTATCTATAGAAAGTAATAATTTTGGATTTTTATTAGTTGTGGTAAAAGAATGATTAGATCCTATTCCTACTGAAGTTAATTTCAATGGAATTGGTATTGTTTTTAAAGCTTCCTCAGCATTTCTAGCTAATTTTATATTATTATCATCAACTTTAATAATATAAACTAAAGATGGTAATTTATCTGTAGTTCCTATTCCCACTCCAAAATCTGTAGTTCCTATACCAATTGGGGAATTTGTTGAAACCCCCACAGAATAAGTAACTTTTTCTCCAGTTACGAAAAAATGATTTTGAATTTTAATGATACTAGAACCAATACTTACAATACTAGGATCACTTGCATCAAAAGATCTTTTAAAAATTGGAAAATTTTTATGTTTTAAATCAAAAGACCGTTTAATATCTCTTTCGGTTCCATAGTAAATTCCATAACCAGATGTAAGAAAATCTCCTATTGACATTTTTTTCTCCTTAAGGTATATTCATAAATTTACTATGGATTAATAATATTACTAAGTGAATTAAAACAAACTTTAACTTTAGTTTCAATATTTGGAATAGGCGTAAATAATAACTGTGTTTTGTTTGTAGTTTTAGATACTCCAACTGTTCCCAGTCCAGAATGAGTTTCTAAATTAGCATATTCCGTAAGATATGCATTCACTTCATCATCAACGACTACAACTTCAGATAATTGGTGTCGATTATTTGTCACATCTGATACTTGAACTAAAAAGTATCCACCATCATAGTTATCAGAGTATTCTCCAATAACATTAGAAACTGGAGAAATTGAAGATGCAATTGAAGTTGAATTTGCTTCAAATTTTATATAGTCCGTATTAAAAGTTCCTATTCCGGAAGCAAAAGTATCTGCTATCGAGACACAAATAGTACTAACTGATGCGGCGATACCTGTATTTGGAATAAAGTCAATATTTAAAGTAGATCCAGATATATATCCATAATATGTACCAAGTCCGGAATTTGAATATGCATCAGAAGAATGATTTGTTAATTGTCCGTAGGAAAAATATTCAATGTTTGATCCATCATGAATTATATTCAACTCATTATATTGATATTTTCCATTAGTTGCTGATGCACCAACTAAAACTTTTGATGAAGTATAACTTGTAGATATACCAAGTATTGTTGTAGAGGAAGCAGCATAAGTAGTTTTAGTTTCAATATTTACAATTCCACCAATGGAAGTTGTACCAACTCCAGAAAAAGTATCTTTAATATTATAAACTAAAACTGTTACATCATAATCATTAACTTTATATTTTGTGGGATAGAATAATATTGATCCTTCATTCCCACTTATTGAAAAATCAAAAGAACCTAGATCATAATAAGTTTCAACTCGTGCATATTGATTTATATATCCTCGTACATTGTCATGTAATAAAGTTAATAACATTAATTGTCTTTGTGATGTATATCTCCTATCTCTTATATAAGTGACATATTTTTGAGATCTTGCATTAATTAGGGGGAATCTATAAATTTCAGAATAATTCGTTAAACGTTCATTATTATTAAAAAATCTGCTGATATCATCTATTAGCAACACTCTATTTCCAACAGACTCATAATAATCCATTAAAATTCTACTTGAAAAAGTTATTTCATCTGAAACAATATTAGAATTAATGAACAGGGCGTTCTCTTTAGCAAGATCATAATCGTATACGCAATTTAAACTAGCAAATCCATCAATATCTACAGATACATCAATAGTAGAAATAGCGTCAGTTCTAATTCCAGAAACAGTATACGATTCTAGTTGGTAATCACTAAATTTTTTAAATCCTGCGATATGATTTAGAGATCCTACAGCATCACTCCAGGTATCATATGAAACTTTAGATTTTAAGGAATATGAAAAATTCTGATAATAAAAATTATCTTGAATTTTTTGAATTTCATTATTTAAAATTCCAGTTTCAGTAATCCATCCATTTTCAACTTTTGAAAAAGAATTTGTATTTGCAAAAGATTCTGGGGAAATAATTTCAGATATTTTACCTTGAGTTCTAGAAGAAACTCCCTCCAATATTTTCCCTAAACCTATTGATTCTTTAGATGATATTGTTAGTAACTTAATTTTAGTATTCCAATTTTGAACAAATCCTAGTGATAAAGAATCTCCAAAATATTTAATTTTTTCATTCTTAATAAAATCATTTGGTTTTAGAGTTGGATTAAATATTGGGAAGAATTTTTCTGCAATTATTCTTCCTGCTGAATTTTCAAAATCACAATTTCCTGGATACTCTCCTGAATTTAAAAAATCACTCATATTGTAAACTACAGACCCATATTCCCCTCCAATATTTTTATCAACAGCAGTAAGTGTAAATAATTGATAATTATAGTTTTCTGAATTATACCCCTTTCCATCAGAATTTACTCCAACATTAATATTTTCAATTAAAACTTTATCTCCAATAGAAAATGGGAATGAAGATTCTGTACTATATCCAACATTTAAAACTACAGTAACATCTTTAGTTATAGAATTGAATGATATTGAACTAATTCCCACACCATTTGTATTTTGAGTCGGAATAATAATTGGAGCAATATTATTAAGACGATATGTATTGTTTAAAATTTGAACTTCAGTATCTCCAAGAGAATATTTAAGATCTACCTCAGACAAGATATTTCTAGTGCTTCCATCAAGAACTATTAATTTGGGAACAGTGTTATATCCATTTCCTGTAGAAGTAATTCCAATTGATTTAAATGAATTTAGTGGTTCTACTTTTAAAATTTGAGGAAGAGATAAATTTGGACGTAGAGTAAGATCTGAAGGGAAATTAAATCCAATGTCTTCAATTTTAACTTTATTAATTTTTCCTATAGAGTTGCTTATTGCTTCTAAAATTGCACCAGATCCATAATTTGTAATAACTTTAGAAAACTTTGGAAGACTATAGTAATTTTTTCCTTTGGAATCAATTTTTATTTTAGTTATTGGTCCAAAAGCAGACAAAGAATTAGTTTCATATCTTATAGATGAAATTCCCAAACTATAAGAATTTTTTTCTGGAACACTTGGTAAATTATATACAAATGCGGAGGATCCAATAGATATAATTTGATGCTCTCCATTATATTCACTTTCTACTATTTGAAGTTCATTATTTGAATATACTGAAGAGTCCACAATAATTTGTTCTTTTTCTTCGGGAAGAGTTCCACCAGAATAAACTTTATCTAAGTTATAAAAAAGTTTTTGTGGGATATTATCATTAATTAAAATAGAAACTTTAGCATTATTATCAATTCCTATAACACCAGATTTTTTAACTTCAAAGTCTATACTATTTTTTGAAGATCTAAAAATTTCAGTATAATTCGAATCTATATAGAAGTTTAAGTCAAATGCTGGATATTTTTCTGGACCATTTGTGTATGAAAGAGAAGAATCTGAAAGATCAAAATTTATTAAAGAATTTTTGTATGCTTTAATTGGAGGATTTATTAGGGATAAAGTTCCATTTGAAGTTGAATTAATTTTAACTATTTCTGGATTAAAACTTATAGAACTGTAATATGAGTTTGATAATTTAACTTTGTCCTTATCAAATGATACTATGTAATATATTTTATTGTTTGCTAGTCCTACAGAAGGTGATGGTGAATTATATACGATCTTATCGCCATTTTTAAATCCATGATTTTCAATAAATATTGAACTTTCTGAAGTGTTAATTCCAGAAGAGTAAAATGATTTTGGATTTATTAAAATTCTTTTATTAACATCATCATATTTGACGATAACTGTTGTTGTTAATCCTGGATTTACATTTACAAATACTGTATCAGTATCTTTTAATCCATGTGTTTGTGCAGTAGAAACTGTTACAATATTTTTATATACATTCCCAGTTAAATTAGAATAATTGGTTTTAAAACTGTGATAAGTGTTAGTACCAATTCCAGTAAAATATAAAGTACTAATAGTATTTGTAGTAGATGCAATACCAACAAATACCCCAGTAGATCCAAGTCCAACTTTTACTGTTGATATTCCAATTAAATCATTTGAAATTTTTGCAACATATACAATTGAATTATTTGAAAGTGAAGTTGTAGTTATTCCATTGTTAGAGACAGAAATTTCTGATCCTCCATTTGAAGAATATATTAAAGAATCGCCAGTTTCTAATTCATGATCTGGAATATAAATTGTTTTTGTTGGAATAAAAATTTGAGTTATACCAACTCCTGGATTTGAAAAAGTAATTAACGTTCCTATTCCAACTCCAGAAACAGTTCCTATACCAAGAGATTCTACTGGATTAAAATAAAGTTCTTTATTTCTTTTCTGATTATAACTATTAAAATTTTTAACATTTATAGAAAACCTTCTTGGATTTTCATATAATATATCACTATAACTATGAGAAGATCCTACACTTCCATTAACAGATCTTAAAACTCTAATTCTAGAAGATTTTTTATCTAAGTTTAGAATTTTGACCTGTTCATTGCCAATTTTTAGAATATCATTTTCATTTATATTAGAATATGCAATATTTCCAGAAACAGAAAAATAAGTAACAATCCCTGTTGCAGCAATAGAACCTATTCCCAAAGGATCAGATATTGCAAATGTGTTTGAAGATACCCCTACCACATAAAAATCATCATTTAAGAAAGAAGATGTATTTAGTCCAGATATTGATACTTTATCTCTATTTAAAAAATTATGAGGATAATCTGATTCAACTATAAAAGAATCTTTTTTTCTTGAATCTGGAAAAATTTCAACCCCGTAAATAGACGTGGTTGCAACACTAATAGTGTTAACTAGTTTGCCACCAATTCTAGAAACTTTAGATGATAATCCAAATCCTCTAGTTCCATCGGAATCAAAGACTATAGAATCATTTACTTTATAATTTGCACCTCCAGTAACGATACCAATATTTTCTATAGATCCAGAAGATACATTTTTAATTTTAAAAGTTTGATTTAATAAATTAGGAAAATAGATATATGAATATGAATTTAAGTCTTTGTAGATATTATATGGAGAAGTATTCCTAACCCAATCAGTTTCATTTAAATTAATATTATCTTGATTTGATAATCTTTTATAATTAAACTGATTTGGTGAAGATTTAAATTTATCACCAATCAGATATGGAAATTTTGGTAAGACATATCCGCCAAAAGAATCTGAATAAATTTCTTCTATAGTTGCAAAATATGCATAAGTTCCATTTGGAAAATCTGGAGTAACGCAAAATCTCCCATTATTTTCATCTAAAGTAGATTCATCATTATTACTAATATATTGATAATCTTCTACAAAAAATCCTACTGGAAATATAGATTGTGATGGTCTGTTTGATTGTATAATTTCATCATATCCGGATTTCATTTTAGTAACTAGTCCACCATCTTTTTTAGAATATCCATATGGACCATATATTGGATTTCCATCATATGCCCATCCAATTATTGGAGAATGTTCTTGTGATAGAATTTCTTTACCATCTGAATTTTTTATAAGATCTGGTGTTCCATATAAAACTTTTCCACCGAATTCTTTGCAATATATGTTTTCTCTTAATTGTCTTGGTGCATATAAGTGAACAAATTCTAAATCATATTCTGTAATTGGATTATAAAAAACTATACCATCATCTTTTTTGATAATATTAAGATATTTTTTAAATAAGTTTATTGTCCAAGTTTTTAATTTAGCTTTTAGTTCTGCTCTCTGTCCAGCAGGATTAACCAGTATAAAAGTATTGTTTCTATCATATCCTGCACCACTTTCTATAATATTAACTGATTTTATTTGTCCATTTTCTAAAATTGGAGTTAAAACGCAACCTCTGCCATTACCATTAGTAATTATTGATAAATTTGGGGGAGAATTATAAGAATTTCCTGAATTATTAATCAAGACATCAACTATTTTTCCATTGTTAATTACTGGAACTAAATTAGCATCAGTTCCGCTATTTAAAGTAACTGAAGGAACTCTATTGAAATTTATAATTTCTGATGATCCATATCCAACTCCACCAGATTTTAAATGAACTGAAGTTATTTGTCCTCTAAAGATAGGTTGAACTTTTGCTGTAAAAGAATTGCCTGCAACTGAAGATATTCCAACTTTACCAATAACTTCAACAGAAATTTGAGGATAATTGAAAATATGTACTCCAGATCCAATAGAGGTAAATTCAATATACTGTTTTGTTTGATAATAAAAATCTTGATTATCTGTACCAACACCAACTAAAGAAATTTTAAATCTATCATCATCTAAGGTAGTAACATAGTAATTTGTATTATTAGTCAATCCCCCAATTACAGAACCATTATTAGAATAAGTTATTATTTCTCCTGATTTAAATCCGTGATTTTTTATTTCAATTTCATTTAGATATATGTTAATTAATTCTGGATCTGCAGTTCTTTTTTTATTTTCGTAATCTTGTCCAGAATTTTCAATATTGATAGATGCAACAACGGACTTTTTATTATAAGATTTAAAAATATGATTTCCTACGCCATACGAAGTTAAAGGCACTGTATTAATGCCCGATATAGAGTCATCAAGACTTTTATGTAAACTAATGGTATATGAATCTTTTACTGAGACATAATATGAAGAATTTGTACTTATTCCACCTATTCCCTTTTGATTATCAGTTTTATAAACAACTCTTTCATAGTTTCTAAATCTATGATAGGTGGTAAACCCAATAGTATTATTGGATATATTTACTATCTCTGATTGAGATTCACTATTAAACAAAACTTCATGATCAATTAGTTTCATTACTGGATATGCTTTTGCTCCAGACCCATTTCCTCCTGTAATATTAATTTTTGGAGTTTCTATATAATCAAATCCAGGATCTACAATTCTAATAGATTGAAGAGATCCTTTTACTGCACAGTAACCAGTAGCACCTGTTCCAACAGAATCTGAAATTTGTAAAATTGGAGGATTAATTATATCATAATCTTGTCCAGAATTTACAATATCAATTTGTTCTATTTCCCCATAATAAATTTTGTCTTTTGATTTATAATTTAATATCTCAACGCCATTAACTAACATTCCAGTTATTCCTGGATTTGTAGTATATTCTTCTCCGCCATTTATTGGAGGAGAAATTTCTCTAAAGAGTTTTTGTGAACTTAATTTTTTTTGAAGGTCTTGCTTTTGATTGTAAAAATCAAAAGCAACTATTTTTCCATCAGAAACTAAAGTTTCTTTTTCATAAAAAATAAATTTAGAATTATTTGAATTATTATTAATCGCATCATATAAAAGATCTCTACTTTTTGCAAATTTTAATCTATTTGAAGTTCCTACATTTGTTATAGATCCATTCGAATTTACTCTAGCTACAAAATATACTCCTTCAGCAAGAACAGGAGATGAAGAATTTGGTTTATAATAAATTGAATCTCCAGTATAAAAACTATGGTCTGTAATAGAATCAAAAATAAAGGTATCTCCAATAAAAGTACCTGAAAAATCTAAAGACTTATCAAGACATTCTATTTTATATGAAGGTAATGATGAAGAAGCAACTAAAGTTTTTTCTTTTTTCTTGTATACATTTTGTATATCAGAAGTCTGATTTGTTAAAAATGGATAAATTTGAGAATTAACTTTTTTTATTTTATTTTTTATTGAATAAAATACATTTAAATCAATTTCACCTTGTCCATTAATTTGAAAAATTCTATTTGAAATAATATTAGTAATAGTGGAATCTATTGAAGATCCATCACTTGAAACTATACTAATAACATCCCCAATAATAAAGTTATGATCTGTTTCTGTTGTTAATTCATAAGTATAATCACTAGAATCAATTAATTTAATTGGATTCTTAATGCTATAATTTTTTGGAATATTAAAAATCCAGCTATTAGAAACAATATCTGTTGGATTTGCGCCTAAAGTTTTAATAATTCCAATATTATTTGGTTCTTGGAAGTAAGTATCATCAACAATATCAACATCTTTTAATACTGATGTTATTCTTACTTTAATATTTTTGGTTGGATCAATATTTGATTGTCCGTATGCATAAACGTTCAAAGAAATATCTGATTCATCCAAAATAGGTTTTAAGATATTTTGGCAACCAAAAAATTGATTAATGCTCTTTGATGTATATGAAATGACTCCTTCTGTTCCATCGTTATAAGTTACTAGTAAATCTCCCTGCAAAGGAAATCCTACAGTTGAATCTACAGTAAAAGTATCTTCTCCCGGAGATACCGTTCCAATTAATTTTGTTTGTGGGTGAACAGTGAAAGTACCATATAAAGCTCCCTCAACCCTAATATCTCTGTTATACCCTGCATCAAAACTTAATTTATAAAATGATTTTTCTAAACCAGAAAATATTTTTTCTACATTTGAAATCTGAGCATATCCTTTAGGAATATTTCCATATTCATCTTGCTTTAGTGTAGAATTTAATAATTCATATGGATCTCCAGAAATACTTTCTACTAATAAATCATTAGTAATGTTATATTGTGCATCAGAAGGTTTAATGAGATAATCTTGTGGTCTTATAACCTTTACATCTTCTCCATATAATGCTTTAAATAAAATTTTAAAAGATAAATCAGTACCTCTTGTAGAATAAAAATCTTTTGATTGTTTGAGGAAAAAATACTTATCTAAACCACTATAAAATTCTCTGCTTTCAAAACCGGGAGTCAACTGATATTTAATTTTATTAAAAAATTCTTTTAAGAATAAAGAACTTAAATTAATAACTTTTGTTTTTTCGTTTAGTTCATTGTTATCAACATATACATAATGATCTGAAGAATTATCTGATCTAAATTCTAAATCTTTTGATTCTGGAGTTTTAAATACTAATTCATCATTAGTATTTTGATTATTATATGAGGTTACTCCACTAAATCCTCTAATGCAATTAACAAAAGAGTCTTCAGTTTTACTTAAATATGTAATAATTTCATTATCTATTTGAATCAGTCCATATGAATCTGGAAATCCAATAGTGCTTTCTACAAGTATTGCATCATCGAGAAAAGAAACATTGGATTTTAATGTAGTTGAATCGGAATTGTCTTTTATTTCATTTAATTTAATATATTGATCTATATTTTGAATAAGATCAGTTGGAGCGCCTTTAAATTCTTGAGAAATATAATATTGTTTTAAAAACTCAGCAACAAGAGGAAATTCTTCCTTTACATAAGAAGGAAGTTGATTTTGAAGAATATTATTAAATTGAATTCTTTTTGCTTTCATTTTATTATGATCTTACTAAATTTCCGTTGCTGTAGCTTGATGTTACAATATAGTTAGATGCTGATGGATCAAGACCTGATGAAATATCATCAGGAACCATCTCAAAAATACTATTACTAATATCTAGTTGAAGATATAAATCCTGCAATCCAATTACATCATTTGATTGTGGAATTGCTGATATTTCAATAATACTTTGTCCATCTTTTATTTTTCCCGACAATATATTAATAGGATTTAAGGTAATAATTCCTTTTTTATAGTCTATTGATCCTACATTTCTTTTTACAATTGTTGAAGAAGTAGAATTTACATTTGGAACAGTAAATAAAAATATAGAACCAGTAGTTCTATTTGTATCTGGTATATCTGAAAGGTATACCAGATCTTGGAAATCTGTTACCTTAAATGCAGAAGACTTAATATTATATCCATCCATACTCTTAATATGGAATTCATTACCAAAACCAATTTGATATTCTGCAAAGGCATTTAAAACAACTCTTAAATCCCTTCTCATTTGAACTTTGGTAATATTTGAAGTCACTGATTCGTGACTATCATCTATTATTTTCAAATATTTACTATATTTAAATCTGGCTCCATATTTGTTTAATTCTGTGGATTCCGAATATTTATTTGTGTTTGATTGAATAATACTCGAAACATATGCAGGACTTGGTGCAAGATTTGTATTATAATAAATTTTAGAATCTGTTTCAATAAACAAATATTTTAAATCTAAAATTTCCGGTACTATTCCAGCAACGGCATATTTTTTTAGATCTCTTTTAATATTCTGTTTAATTAAATTTGGAAGAAAATCGCCTGTTCTTGGTTTAATGCTAATAAAAACCTTTCCATACTGAGGAGGAATTAATTCTTCTCCCCCAAAAACTGATATTGACTCTGTTTCTGGATATATCTTATTTGGGATTAAAGTTTCATAATCATTTGCAGACAATGCTCTATTTTGTGATGCATAAATTCTTGGAGCATATCTTTTGATTGATTCGACAGATTCAATATTTTGCCCCCCTTGAGAACTAACCCCAGTGGTTAACAATGATATTCCCGAAGTTACATTATAATCTATACCATTCCTTGTATAAGATAATCTTCCCGAAAAGTTAAATTGAGATATACCATTTGCAGCATCTCCATTTGATGTAATATAGTTAATTTCAATATAATTATTATTTTCTAATTTTTTACCAAATAAAACACCATCGCCAAAAATTAATTCATATCTTTCATCTTCAATTTCTTGAAGATAATAAACTTTAGACTCTTTATTTACATCAAAAACATTATCCTGTAGTCTATATTTAACGGAAGAAGAATCTGTGACTGTATCTCTTATTCTTACTGAAATTAATTCAGTATCAATTCCAGAATTTGGTAATATAAATCTTTGATTTGGAATGTTTGAATTGTAAGTAAAATTAGTTGATAATAATATTCCCTCATAGATTTTAATATCATTAAATTCTGCAATATTATTTACAACGGGAACTGTAATATCATCTAAAATTGAAAATACAAAAGACTGACTTCCAAAACTGCCGGGGGTACTTGCTACGGATCCTTTTTTTAATGTTAATGAAGCAATTCTATTTCCATCAGGTAAACTTGATGTATTAACAAAAAATGATATAGTAGCAATTGCTGCTTTTCTTGATCTTGGAATATAACCTATATTTCTTGCTAGTGCGACAACATTCTCTCTTAAAGTAGCACTATCAATAAACACTTCATTTGCAACCATATTTGCATTATATGAAGTGATATAGGTATTATATGCCAAAACATCAAGAATTGTTGAAAGATTAGATCCTTCAAAATCATAATCCGTAAAATTAGAATTAGATCTTAAATAATCTTTTATTGATGTTTTAATCTGGTCAAAATCCAGATTTGAAAAGTTTACTAATGGCATTTACCTAGTAGGT